GGAATCTTCTTTAGTGCTGACTCCAATGGATAAGGTTCGATATCTTTCCAATCGAATGGTTCCTTGTCTGGTGCTGATGGAATTAGTGTGTAGTTGGTTTCAGTTCCCTGACCATTACGCTTTAACTTCCATAGTACATATGAGATGCTTCCTGTTTCAAGTGCATACTCACGAATTGTATTAAATGATGACTGCTTGCTGATACCCATTGACCAGATTGCAACATACGGTGCTTCGATTCCATCGTCAACTAAAACGTTGCAGTAGAAGCGAAGACGACCACGCCATCCTGCCTTTGGATCTTTGCGATGCATTTCTTCTGCCCAGTCACGGCCTTCTGATTCCATTGTGTCTACAGCCTTACGCTTGTAGTCCTTTGGATTTACGTGCTCCTTAACAACAAGTGCTAGTCCACGCTTTTCATTATAGTTTGCAGAATCCTCATCTAGTTCTTCAATGAATCGGATCTTTACTGATTGTCCATCGGCAAGTTTTAGCCACTTAACCTTTGGTCCTTCGTTTTCATACTTTGGTCTGTCGAGCAGGGCGTTAATGTTCTTGATTCCCTTTACAATGCTCATATTTTTCTCCTTTGTGTGTTTATATTATTTTAGCATAGACTCTATGGTTTTGTCAAACGAAGAACTTAAAGCCTTAATTTCTTCATCTGGCATATCGCCTATGTCTTTATATTTTGTGTTTAGTTGTACAATAGAAACACGAGAGCCAAGTTTTTCAATTATCCTGTCTTTCATGTTTCCACCTGCTTCATCATTATCTGCAATAACAAGTATGTTATTAAAATATTTTTGAAGCAATTCTATTTGTTTTCCTGATACATTAGCCCCAAGAGTTGCAACTGCTGGTAGCCCTAATTGATCAAGCCTGATAACATCAAACGAAGACTCTACAACATATACTATATCAGATTTCTTTACACGATGCAAGTTAAAAAGTGTTTTACTTTTTGGAAGACCTGGAGTGTTTTTAAAGTCTTTTCCCTCAATAGATCTCCCAACAAACCCCAAAGGTATTCCATCTGGGCTATGAACTGGGACAGTAACCATGTCTTGTTTTTCAGAATATCCCAAAGAAAATTTTATACAAGATTGTTTAGTTAATTTTCGATACTGAAAATAATTTTTTGCTCTATCAGATAAAAGAAGATTATTGGAAAGTCTTTTTATTATAAGTTCGTCAAAAGGTCTATACTGCTCTTCTTTTATAAGAGCACGATCAATTTCTACTGATAGATTGCTTTCTTTTTCTTTGCTTTTAATAAATCTTGCTGCCTCAAAGTACGTTCTTCCAGATGTATGCATTACTAACTCTATTAGATCTGCAGACTTCTGACATGAAAAGCAAAAGAACATTCCGCTAGCCTTATGAACTTCTCCTGCTGGTGTTCTGTGGTTATTATGAAATGGACAAAATATTATAAAGTCTGCATCTAGTTCTGATTCGACTGTTGTTCCTGATCCTGTAATGACTCGCTTGACTTGCTCGGCTGTATAAGGACTGGATTGGTTCCGTCTATTCCTGCTATCCATTCGCTTTTCCTTTTCCCTGCGTAAACTCCGTGTATTGATAATTCAAATTCAAAAAAGTCTTTAATACTATTATACCGCAATGTGAAGTCTGGGTCAAAGTCAATTCTTGGTACATAACCACTCAACCTCATCTCTGAAACCAACAATCTTATATATTCTAGTTTTAATCTTCCAAGCAGGGCATCGTCTTGTATCACGCCATTAAGATAAAACTTCTTAAGGGGCTTATGGTGATAGAAATCTGGAGGGATGTTCTCCTTATTTTTAGACATACCATATTATACCTACTTATCTTCAAAGTCTTTATATCTATAGTATCCCTTGTCAAAGTCGCACTGGACCAAGAAGTCTCCCATAAAACCATTGCGGTTCTTTCTGAAAGCACATTCGATAATATCACTATTAGTTCCACGGCCCAGAGCAAGAACCCAGTCAGCATCATAAGCAATCTGTCTAGACCAAGCAGTTTGGCCTAGTGTTGGAACAGTTGAAAGATCATTAACATCATCTGGCGTAGCAGAGGAGATAGCAATAATAGGAACTTCTTCGCCAATTGCCATAAGTTTAAGTTCTCTTGAAAGGTTCTTCATTCGTACCGTTTCATTGTCTGACTTCTGATTAGGAGCCATTAACTGAAGGTAGTCAACGATTACAAAGTCTGGCTTATATTGATCAATCTTTCCACGAAGAACCGATGGGTTAATTTCTCCACCCTGGTCATTCGAAATAATATGAAACTCTGGTTTGCCTTGTAGGTTTTTAGAATGCCAATCCTTTAGCATATCAATCTCAATCTCGCCATTACTAATCTTTCGGTGTGACCAGCGACCTTCTCCCATAATAGTAAATACACGGTTTCGCACTTCTGTCTCTGACATCTCAAGCGATATTACAAGGGGTGTCTTGCCCTGCTTCCAGGCCTGCACAGCGAAGTACAGGGCTAACCAAGACTTTCCTATACCTGGGTATGCTAAGAAGACTCCTAACTGCCCTGGCATAATTCCAGACGGCAAGTAGTTATCAAATCCTGGCAAGCCAGTTTTAATTCCTATATGCCCTAGGGCTTGTTGCTTTTTTACATTTTCAAAGTATGCAATGGCAGACTCTAGATCTGTTACATCGATATCACGAATAGCAGCAGTATTCTTTTTTAGTTCTGAGGTCTTTGTAATAAGTCCTTCTAGTGCTTTACCACCCTCGCCTTGCTGAACATCGGTTGCAGCAGACCTTAAAATATCTTTTAAACTATCACGCAAGTATTCTCCTTGCAACTCTTCAAGATGATGCTTGGTAGCCCCAACGCCTGGCACTGGATCAAAGTCACGAAACTTTTCTCTTACTAGATCTACTGGTGGAAGAGATGAGTTGTTCTCAAAATAAAGTCTTACAAAATTCCAAATGTCTCCGTGGGTTCTTAGCAGGGTATCTACATTTGCCTGCAGCAGAACATGTATCTGTTTGTCCTGAAGAACAGCAGTAATTAGTTTTGACTCTGTATTATTCACTTAGCCACTCCTTTGCCATTCGTCTACGCTCTGCTCTTTCTTGACTATCTTTTAATCTATCTTTTTTTGCCTGCAATATTCTCTCTGCATTATACGCAAAGTAATTCCATGATGGGCTTTCTGAAACTGAAAAGTAATACTCAAGTATATCGTAGCATCCTGACAAACCGTATGATTCAACAAGAGCATCCGAAGCCCACTGTTCTACATTTAAATTTAGAGATGGCTTTGATTCGTACCTTGCGGTATGATACTTGCTGTATCTTGAAAGCAAAGCCATACGGTCTTTGCGTTCAGCCATTACTTTTCTTCAGCCTCGTTTTGTGCTTCTAAAATCTTAGCAGTTAACTTGTCTTCAACAAACTTGTAAACTCGCTCAAATGCCTGATCTGGAGTTTCACCATTTCGTCTTGAATCTACAACGCCAAGATCAAGTCTTAGTGATTGAAAGTTGCCAAGGTTAAGTGTGTATCCAAGTGTAACAGATACCTTTGTCTCTTCGTTTTGCATTTTATACCCTTCGTTAAATAGACTCGCTCCAAATTGGAACAAACTGTCCGTCTTCTGTTCTTCTATATGTAAGTATACCATCGCCCATTCTGCGTGTCAACTCTTGCTTACTAGGCGTAATATCATTAGTAACTAATTTATCTTTTCTTGGTCTACCAATATGGTATGAAGCAAGTATATCACGTATCTCTCTTACTTGCGATTCTGAGTAATATGATCTTACTTGAAAACCTCTTTCTCCACCCTTTTGAGATCCAGTTGGGAATGGAATGACTCCTCGTTTCATTAATGACGGCATATATTTTTTATGACGATTAACTAAATCAGCAGTCTCTTTTACAGTATATGCTCGCTCTCTTTTCTTTTTAAAATCAGAAACTAAACAACTTTCAATTTGATCTTTATTTATATTATAAACAGACATAATACCATTAGACTTGTTTAGATGGTGAATTCTAACAAGATCTCCATTTAAAAACCAAACTTTTTTGTTCCCTGGAATTACAGGGAGGACATTGTATCCTTCGATCTCAATTGTTCCCTTTTTAGTAGCCATCGCCCCTCCTGAGAATTACTAGGTGGATGAAAAAATTTTCTTGACCCACAAAGAATGCAGTATAGTTCTAGATTGTTTATTTCTGTATATTGTCTATCTATAAACATTCTTCCATTACACTTTACACATTTAATCACTTGGTAGGTTTTCCAACCGCTATGATATTAATTCCTACTGGAGTATCTCCTCCAACATTAAACTTTACGAACCCTTCAACTTTTGACGGTGTTAAACTATTAATTGTAATTGTTACATCTTTTCCTGAATCCGTGGTTTCTTTGTTATACGCTGTGGCTGTTACAATTGGAGGATATGCAAACTGTTTTTTAAAGTCGTATGACCAAGCAAGAGAGGTTCCCGCTGATTGAAGTGATGCTGGTGACACTGTTGTAAAACCCGCTTCAATTTGAGCCTCAGAAGTTTTCATTTCTTGTGGACCTTCTGGTCCTTTGGTGTATACCCCAACATGGCCTACTCTGGAATCGCTACCTAACAAAGTGTATAAATCATTAATAGATTTAACAATGTCATATATGTAAGTTACGTCTAAAGGTTGTCCACGTTCTGGAACAGGTAAAGTTGCCATATTCTAATTATACCAGACTGAAGAGCCCAGAATCATAAACCTCAAGATATTCTGCAAGTTGAGGATTATTAGAAGATATTTGAACAATTACCCTGACAGATTGTGTTCCATTTTTTAAAAAAGAATAACTCTTTGAGCCAGTTGAATCTAGGTATGTTGGTGTTGCTCCATCAAATCCTACAAAAATATCATACGTTATTTGTATTGATGCCTGTGTGGTTTTCCAATTTACTAGAATAGTATTACCAACTTTATTAATATCTCCTGCTCCAAGAAGTACAGTGTCAGATCCAGCAATAAATATTTTTGAGTATGCAGACTTTCTATTCTTATCTTCTGATACAATCCTAAATCTTATAATTCTTGAATTTGAAGAAGTTACTTTTCCAAGAGATTCCTTCTTAATAACAACATTTTTAATTCCTTTGTCTACCACCGCTAAACCCCCAAGGAGAATCTAAACTCAATGTAGTTTGTTGTATTCGGTGCTTTTACGATTGGTTTTGATCCCACTGTTCTTATTACAGAATATCCTGTAAGTCCATATAAAGAGTTCGTAGATGTAATATTTTCTAATCTTAATCCATCCAAACAAACATAAAATTGGTCTGATGGCACTCCTGCTTCACTTACACAGGAATATATCTTTGCCACAGTAACTTCTCTCCAGTCAAAGTTGTCTGTCTTATTTAAATCTTTTAATGCTTTTTTTACAATCAAATATCTATTTGCTGAAAGATTTCTTTCGTCTAATGAAGTTCCAGCAGTATAGCCAAGATCATCAATATCTACCTCAAATCTGGCATATTCTTGTGGAGTGTCTGATCCTGTGTAAGAAAATTCTAAGATGATTTTAACATTATCTGGAACATTTGCAGGTACTAGGCTTGTTCCAGGAACTTTATTTATAACAGAAAATGCTAACCTTAATTCATCAAGTGGACTATTTTTTGTAAAATCTACAGTTGTTTGATTAAGCCTAATATACTTTGATCCAGAACCTATATCTAATTTTCCTGAAACATTTCTTGTTATGGTAGAACTGTTTCCAGCCATAGCAATTATATTATTTAAAAACCTACATCTTTCATTCCTTGCCACTCTATTTGGATTTGTAAAAATTCTATTATCTGCATTGGTTGTAAAAACATTTATTTGTTGATTGTTACTATCAACTACATTAATAATTCCATTATCAGCATCTCCGTCTAGTGGTTCAGGCCTAGGTGGTATGGTGATAGCAGAAGAACCAAAAGGCTGGTATAACCAGTTGTCCGTGTCTGCAAAAGAATAAACATTTCTACTATCAAAAGATCCAGCAACTGGATTTGATGCAGCAGAAAAAATTCCAATCTCTGTTATTTCATATCTTTCTTCTGTTGGTAGTTCTGCTGTTAGGACTACCTTGTCAATACCATTTTCATTTACAAAGCCTCTGGAAATAATAGGGACACGGAACATTTCAAAATCTAAAGAGTTCTTTAGGCTATAGTCTCCAAAGTTACCGTCAGAAGCCAGTGGAGAGGCTCCACAGCCCACAGCAATGTGGGATGCATATGATTGGGTCTGCCCAACAAGATACTTGGCTAAAAGATTTTTACCTATATTAGTTATCATTAATTTCCTCCATTATGTATTGTATCACTAAAAACATCTCCACTATTTAAAACCTGGACTTCTAACTGCTCATCATTTCTAGTATTAATTAGATTAATTACTAAGTCTCCTGTTATTGGATCAATATATACAGACTTGCAGTTTGGCGTCTTTATCCACTTAGTTTTATCTTTTTCAATGTACTCTGGGTCTTCTTCGGGTGGAGGCGGTGGGGATATATCGTACCCAGTTCCACACACTGGCAAATGATCAAAAATAGACAAAGACAAAGATTTGAAATAAGAATCAGATGACTGAAGCCTTATGATATTATTTGGGTTGTATTGTAAATATAGATCTGTTAGATTTTTAATTGGAGAATAGTTAACCTTTTGTCCATTTACCAAGTCATGTCTTGATATTGTTGCTAGTTCGTAACCACCAATATCTTCAAATATTAAATCTGTCATTGTTTCAATATTTAGAACTTCATCTCCAAAAATAATTAAATCTGGAGTTGCAATTTTTACCGAAGTATTATCTACTTTTACGGTGGCTTCTGGTAGTGATGCTGTTGCGTTAGTAGAAGTACCTGTGCTAATCTTATCTGTCATTATACTACCTCACTTAAAAATAATGTCATATCTGGTCCATTAGAATTTCTTGAAAAATCAATGTTGTACACTACAAATCTATTTTTTGGATTTGAAGCCATGCTTATGTTATTTTCTACATAGTCTAAAGTAACTATGTCTCCTAGTTGAATCGTTGGAATTGAAAATATTTTAACCCCTAAAGACTTTCTAGGCTTTGATGTTTTTTCAACTATCCACTTCATAAGTCCTACCGCTTCATCCTGTGACTGAATGTATTGAGTGTCTAAAGAAAAATCTTTTTTACCATATGTCATTCTGCTAAGTTTAATATCTTGATAGTCTTGTTTAAATTTAAAAGGATTAGATATTAATCTGTCTGAAACAAATTGCGGATTTGACTCAAGACTATTTTTATTAAAATATTCGTCAACCGTAAGTTTATTGCTGGATTGCTGTGTAAAAGTAATACCTTGAATTCTTAAATAGTTTCCGCTAGTCTCATCTAGGTTTAGTTGTGTATCTGTTGCATTAAATATTAAAAACTCTGCTCCGTAAGATCCTGCTTTAAATCCAGAAACAACATATCCTTTTATATTATTAAATGTTGGAGAAATTTTTGCAGTTAGTGCTGGGTATGCTTTATCATATTTAAAATTAAATGACGCTGCTTCTCTCATAATACTGCCAAACTCTTCAAAGTATATGTTATATTTTGGAGGCTCTGAAGATCCTATTCCAGAAAGATATGTACTTTGAACTAAACCGCTCATTGCATACTTTCTAAATGATTCTCCTGCAGTTATTTCGCTGTCTCCAAAAACTGAATTGACTGGGGCCCCTGTAGAAAATACTGTATTTTGGGAATAATTGCCAGATAGTGCATAAACATTTTCAAACATCGCCCTGGCTGATCCTCTTGTAAATAATGCAATATTAGAATATACTGGAAGTGGATCTGGATCATCAACAGTTTTTATCATTTTTCCATTTAGGTACAAATAAAATCTGCGTACTTTTCCTATGTCCTCATACTCAACTGCTAAATCGTAGACTGTTGGGTTTTCTTCTGCAAACATTCTAGACTGTCCAGTAAATCTTCCATCATCTACCAAAATGTTAGCAAGGCCATCATATAAAACAACTGGAACAGCATTGCCTCCATCTGATTTAATTTTATAAAAAAAGACATTGCTAACTGAATTTCTATCCTCTGTTGATAACTTTTCTAGGCCAAGGGCTGCTATCTCAAAGTAGTATCCTACATTTGTAGAGGTATTTAACATTACTGCTAATCCAGCAGAGCCACCAGATATACTTATATTCTTGTCTGGGGTAGAACCATTCACAACAAAATAAGTAGTCGATCCATTTGCGGTTTGTCCTGAGTCTTTTCCGCCTTCTATTTTACCAACAATTCTTAGTCTTGTACCAAAGTGTTTGTATTTCTTTTCTGGAAAAGATTTAGAAACATAAGATATAAAATTTCTTGGTTTTTCTTTTGTTGTAAAGTTGGGACCTGTTAAAGAAAGAGCAGAAGACTGAATTGATCCTGGATGTGGTTGTGTTCCTGTTGTAATTTCTCCACTCATAACTGTTGACATAAAGTTTTTAATTAATCCTGTTCTAGAAGAAGTTCTTGCCAAAGCATCGGAAGATATGTTTGCATCTGTTACTTTACCTGCAGAGCCTATAGTTGTTGCTGGAACTGGAGTCTTTTTTTCAAATAAGTATTCTGCTGACATGTAGCACCCTTTAACGTTATCATCAGATTTCCAATATTCAGATACTCCAGCAGAGTGTGCTACTACATCAGTTCCAAACTGTCCTCGACCATGTTTTGCTACTGGTCCATTTAGCAATCTGACTGTTCCAGACTGCTCAAAATATTTTGGTTCTGAATAAATTCTTACAAGGCCTGTCGGATATATTTTTCCATTAAATGGTAA